GGGTGGGAATCCTGTTGCCGGTTTCCCCATCTCATACACGCTTGCAACTCTGCCAGCAGCCGCCGCGGCATCCGGGTTGACCGCATTTGTCTCCGATGTCGGGGCCGGAATCTACGTTCGCAGCAACGGGACACGCTGGCTTCCGATCAATGGCCGCGCAGTGCTGTACGAGGTTCCCGCTACAGAGCCGACAAGCAACACCGCAGCAGAAACAACTGTTGTTTCTGTGCCGCTGCCAATTGGCCTGATGGCAAACGGCGACAGCATGCAGGTGACTGCGAGGGTGTCAAAGTCTGGATCATCCGACAGCCATACCTTCATCGCACGGGTCAGCGCCGGGGCGCTGACGCCATTGGGCACGTCAACAGGATGGTCTGGCGGTCAGCCAGCGACCACCAATCGGGTTGGCATGTTCATGTTCAACATCAAGCGGGTGTCTGCCACGAGCGTCAAGCCGGGGGCATCTGGTGCTGGATATTCGGCCACTTCAACCACAGCACCGGCTGCGGTGACGGTCCCCAACATGGACACGCAGCAGACCTACCTGCAACTGACATCCACGATCACTGGCGGTGGTGGCGAGACAGTTACATGGGAAAACGCCCGCGTTGAGTGGGTTCCCGCTTACGCCTGATGTATGCAAACCATTTTTCCGGGGTCGACTGTGCCTAATCCCTACGTCTGTCCCAACATCAACGGGACAGTTCTCGGCTCCATCGCGGTAGCTGCGGTACGCGCTGCGCTAACTGCTGTCGGCACGATGGATAGCACCCCGACTGAGGCTGAGGTGGCTGCATTGCAGCAGCTTCTGGAGTTCTCGGCCATTGACGATGTTCGCTCTATCAACTTGCTGTTGGTCACGGCAAATCCAGCAACGTCTGCTGTCCTGGCCGTGCGCGGCATGGTCAATGGCGCAGACGATTATTCAGATGCCGCTGCCCTCGCGGCTGGCACTGGTGGCGTGATCACGATCAGCCCGAATATCCCGTACCGGCTCACCAGTGACGTGGCCATCACGCGGCTGATGATCTGTGGCTTTCCCTCCGGCGTGGGTGGTGGCAACTACGAAGGGTGCCGCCTGTTTCTGACGAGCGAGAGCTATGCCTAGCCGCGACGAGTCGATCAGCCCGACAAGCAAGCTGTACGACAGCCTTGCCAAGCCGCTGGCGTGGCTCAACTTCGCAGCCGATGGAGCGCCGACGAAGAAGCGCGGGGCGATCAGTGCGATGACTGGAACGAACACGCCAGACCATGCCACTCGCCCCGGCTGGTGGACGAATGACGGCACCGAGTATTACACCGCCCCGACCTATCTAGAGCCGGGCTTGCAAGAGGCTTTTGACCTGGGCGAGAACGTGCTGCTGCTGTTCGCGCAAGTGAATCTGGCAACCGGCGTCGATACCGCGCAGGACTACCTGCTGAGTGTCGGGACGGGCGCGTCACACAACTGGTCCTGGGTGGTTCAGCGGGCCAGCACGGCATCGAGCGGCCAAATTTGCACGCACTATGTCAATGTCGGCTTCGCGGGTGACGCATCGCCTGTTGGTTACAGCGGCGGGGCCAGCGCATTCAACGTCAACGCGGATGTGAACATCCTGGCGCTGTTGGACAACCGACCAACTGGCAAGACCGTCTACCAGTACGCTGATGGCGTCTTGTACGGCGCGGCATCGTTCGCAGGCAAGGGCGCATGCAACTATGCCAGCGCACCAACGCAGCGGCTACGGGTTGGTGCGACCGCTGCTGGCTCACCGACCAATCAGTATCTCGGTGGCTTGCGGCGCTTGGGCGTTGCGAACTTCGGTGCCTCCATGCCGCGCAACATCAACCAGATCGTCCACAGCCTGCACCAATCCAACTGCGTGCCGACTCTGGAACTCTTGAGGGCTATGCAATGAGCGGAGCAGCAGCAGTAGATCGGCTTTCGGCACGTATGGGCTATGTGTCCAAGACCGCTGCCAAGATCACAGTCGTGTCATTGCAGGACACCGGCACGCTTCAGGTGACGTGCAGCGGCGGCACGCCAACCATCACGACTTCGTTGACGGGCCTGGGCACAGATCACACGGCCTATGGTGGCGCTCCGGTGTTGTACTACGCGAAGATTGACATCACTGGTCTATCGCAGGACACGGACTATACGTGGACCGTGACAAAGAACGGCCTGAGCGTATCTGGCAGCTTCCGCACAATGCCAGCCGACGGCTCGGATTTCTCCTTTGTGATGTCTACTTGCGAGGCGCTTTGCGCACGTTCACCAGCGAACAGCCTGGGCACGTTCCGCAGCTACATCGAGACCCAGACCAGCCCTCGGGTTAGCTTTTACGCTCACATCGACGACACGATGTACCCGGACCTTGACCGCGCCTTCGGTCGGCCAGCGTACCGCAGCGGAGATTTCGCAACGCAATTGCGGCTCACCAAGCCCGAGGGGACGTCGAACGGCGACCCCGAAGATACCGGCCTGTCCGCTGACTATTGCATCAATTGGGCGCGGTACTTCGGCCTGTTTGACGACGATCACTATTCCAGCGCGGCGGATCGATTGTGGGTGCAGCGCAATGTCCCGTTCGTGGCGCAGTGGGGCGACCATGAGGTGGCAAGCAATTGGAATCGGGGTGTTGGCGGATCGGGCAACTGGTACGGTGGTCCCTCTGGATACTCTGCGCTGCCGGGATTCAAAGCGTCTCCTGCTGGCTTTTTTGATGATGTATCTACCGCGAACTGGGAGGCCCTGTTCGGTCAGGCACGCCCGTCGAAATTGGGCGCAAGCGGGCAGCACTGGGGGTTCACGCAAGGTCCGGTGTGCTTTGTCGCGGTGGATATGAACACGTTCGCGGATGGCCGGCACGGCCTCACCCTGGCGGCTGGCTTGAACCAAGGCACTGGCAAACAAGTGGATGGCTCGGTGAGCCTGGCCGGTGGTGGAGTTTCTGCCGATCTCCCATACCTGGGCACGCAGCAGATCACCGACATCCTGAACTTCTTTGCTGCGAGCAACAAACCGTTCAACATCCTGTTCACTGAGAACGGGATCAGCAGCCATAACGAGCCATGGGGCCAGTTCTGGCCGACCGATTTTCTTGACTTGATGCAGCGCGCGAGCATTGGCGTGCTCAACAATCCGCGGCTCAACGGCACGACCGGAAAGCTGATCATTCTCAAGGGCGATACGCACGCGCTGCATGTGACCAGCTATCACAGCAACGGTACTGCGGCGGGTCTGGGTGGGGCAAGTTACAACAACCTCGAACTGTGGGAAGTCTGCCCTGGCACGATCAACGGCAGCAACACAGCGGGCGTGACTTTCCCCTACATGCGATACGCCGGCAAGAGCCGGCGCAGCAAGTCCGGGGCGGCAAGCAACAGCCGCAAGATTCACGGCTTTGTGCATGTGATCGTGCGTGCTTCGCGCTCCCCGCAGGAAATGGAAATTCGCTTGATCGACACGAGCAACGGTGACCACGAGGTTTTGTGGTCTGGAAAGTTTGACGCCAACACGCCCGGCAATGCGCCGTACCGTGTTTGATTCCCATCCCCTGCCAGGTGCACATAGGAAAGTAACATGAGCAAAATCGAAGATATGTGCCACCGGTACAACTCCCTCAAGGGGTCCCGTGGCAATTGGGAATCCCATTGGGAGGAGATCGCCGAGCGTGTGCTCCCGCGACAGATCGGCTTCCTGGGCGCCCGCACCGATGGTGAGAAGAAGTCGCAGAAGATTTTCGACTCTCGGCCCCAGATCGCCCTGGACCGCTTCGCCTCGGTCATGGACTCGATGCTTACGCCGCGGCAGTCGAAGTGGCACAACTTGCGCACGACCGACGAGGCACTGAACCGGCAATTCGCGGTGCAGGACTGGTTCTACCAAGTCAACAATATCATGCATTCGATGCGCAACTCGCCGAAGGCCAACTTCGCCGGGCAGAACTTCGAACGATGGATCAGCATGGGCGCCTTTGGCACTGGTTCTCTGTTCATCGACTTCATGGCTGGTGTGGGCCTGCGCTACCGGTGTGTGAACCTGCGGGATACGTTTTTCCTGGAGAACCACCAGGGGATTATCGACTCAGTGTACCGCTGCTTCAAGCACACCGCGCGTCAGGCGGCGCAGCGGTGGGGTGAGGACAAACTGCCAGAGCGTGTCAAGAAGGCGCTGGAAAACCCCAGTCGTCAGAACGAGTTTTTCGAGTTCCTGCATGTCGTGGCCCCGCGCACCGACTACGACAGCGGCCGGGCCGATGCTCGAGGCAAACCGTGGGCATCCTACTACCTGTCGGTCCCCGATAAGATGCTGCTCGCGCCCGAGGGTGGGTTCACCAGCTTCCCGTACAGCATCGCCCGTTACGTGACCGCCCCCGAGGAGGTCTACGGCCGCTCGCCGGCCATGACCGCGCTGGCCGACATCAAGATGCTCAATGAGATGAGCAAGACCGACATCCGGGCAGTCCACAAACTTGTGGACCCACCGATCCTGCTCCACGATGACGGGATCCTCGGGGGCGGCGCAACCACGATCCGCATGCAGCCCGGGGGTCTGAACCCTGGGGGCGTGAACCGCAATGGTCAGGCGATGATCCAACCCTTTGGCACGGGCGCGCGGGTGGACATCAACGAGACCAAGATGGAGCAGCGGCGCACGGCCATCGACGATGCGTTTTTGGTGACTCTGTTCCAGATCCTCGTGGAGACCCCACGCATGACCGCCACCGAGGCGCTGATCCGGGCGCAGGAGAAGGGCATGCTCCTGACGCCCACGATGGGGCGCCAGCAGTCCGAGGCGCTCGGGCCGCAGATCGAGCGTGAACTCGACCTTTTGATGTTCCATCGCATCCTGCCGCCCATGCCGCCTGAACTGGTGGAGGCCGGGGGCGACTACGAGATCGTCTACGACTCGCCGATGTCGCGGATGGCCCGTGCCGAGGAACTTGTTGGTGTGCAGCGCACCATGGAGCTTCTGGCCCCGTTCGCCCAGATCAATCCCGAGGTTCTCGACGTGTTCGACCCTGACGCCCTGGCCCGCCTGACCGCTGAGGTCTCAGGTGTGCCGACCCCGGTGTTGCGCAGTCAGGACGCCGTGGACAAGTTGCGCCAGCAGCGCGCACAACAGACTCAGGAGGCCGCGATGGTGGCCGCTGCCCAGCCGATCGCCGGGGCCATGAAGGACGCGGCGCAGGCTAACCAACTGCTGCAGGGCGCATGAGCCTCAACCCCATGACTCTCATTCGTCGGCGGGCCTACCGCGCGACGTTCAACACTGTCGAGGGTCGCAAGGTGCTGGCCGACCTTCGACGCTTCTGCAGGGCATCCGTGCCAACGGCAGATGTGAACAATGTCCAGGCCACCTACCTCCTCGAAGGGCGACGGGAAATCTGGTGTCGCATACAAGCACATCTCCAGTTGACCGACGAGGATGTTTTCAACTTGATCGAGGAAGACCCCAATGAGTAGAACTATTGATGACCACAAGGTCAACCCTGCAAATGACACACTGACCGTAACGGTGATAGACGAGCCCGGCGCTGGCGGAGCGAATCACGCCTATGACATTGAAGGAGGTGCAGCAGTTCCGACGCACATTCGATTCCAGAACGGGCCTATCAACGCTGACGGAAACGGCGTCAATGGCGTGACCCATGAAGTTTTGCTAGCCATCGTCGCCGACCGCTTGCGCAGCTTCCAGAAGGGGCCGTACTCATGCAAGGCGAACGCCTGCGCACTGACCCACATCGAGGAAGCCCAGCACTGGCTGCAGCAGCGCACCATCGAGCGCATGCGCCGGGGCGTCGAAGGTACACACACGATATAACCCAAGGAACCACTCATGACTGACTCTGCTGCCGCCCTGCTGGGCGATAACGGCACCCCTGCTGCTCCCGCCGCTGGTGTGCAACCCACCGCGCAACCGAGTGCCAACTCGGTCTGGACCGCTGCGTTCGACGAGGACACGAACGCCTACGTCAGCAACAAGGGATGGAAGGAACCCTCGGACCTGCTGATGTCGTACCGCAACCTGGAGAAGTTCGCCGGGGGCGCCAAGAACCTGTTGGAACTGCCGCCCGAAGACGCCAGCCCCGAGGCACTCGAAGCCTTCTACACGAAACTCGGCCGACCAGCGAACCCCGACGAGTACGGCTTCAAGGTGCCCGAGGGCGGCAGTCCCGAGATGGTCGAGTGGTTCAAGAGCGCGGCGCACAAGCACGGGCTCAATACCAAGCAGGCACAGTCTCTGTTCAACGAGTTCAACGGCATGTCGGGCTCGATGCAGGAGAAGC